CATTGTCTTTGCTCCACTATACAGGTTTGACCATCTTCAACAGGTTCAGCATTCAACATTCTAGGAGGATTAAACCGGTCCTGTATAATAAAAGTAGTGAAGCATGGAAGAGTACAACCTGTTCGGAAGAAGTACCCGCAATCGAACATTGTATCAAGTTGCCTGCAGATAGGCATCTGTAGCTCAGGACGGAAACCGTTACACCAGGAACTGTAGTCAAGATTAATGACGAATGAATCTCCAGTGACAATTTGACAGGATAGTTTGTTAAGTAGGTGGGTTAGTGTGGTCGAGTTCATCGTCATAGAATGAGTTTTGAGATAGGGCATCACCTCATTCTTCAAAGTGGCCTCAGCGATGACTTGATATATTCGAGTTGCCAGAGATTGCTTAGAAAAGTAACGTCCTTTAACTTTCAACTCTTTCTCCTTGGGAACCAAAACCGTTATCCTGTCTTCAAACTCAACCGAACCTTGATAAAAGGGACGGAGGAGCTCTGGCAGATTATCCAACCTCCCATCAATGAGTGCATTCACTAATCGAGACGGTCCAGCCTTCTTCTCCGGTCGAATTAATCGTTCACCATGTTTTTTTCGGTATGCTGCCGCATTGTACTCAAAGGGCCAATCTTTCCTTGAACTAATAATGGCTTTATCACTGATAATATCATTAAAATCTGGATCCAAATCAAGATCAGATATCTTCAGGATAGTTACCTCAGAAAAAAGATGCCAGTTCCTATCAAATGATGGGCTCCATTTGCCAAGCTCCCGAGCATTCCGAAGTGACTTATGAGTATTTACAGTCAGTGAGACCGGAGGCCACTTAGCATGTTTTGAGATGTAACCTTTTATAAACTCAGCCTTGAACATCGTTAATAATTTCTGTGCATATTCCAACAATAGCGCAGGAGGTTCAACGTCAACTCTCATCTTATGTAGCTGTTCTTCCGATCCAGGCACCATGTCAATTTCTGGGAAATACCATGACTTTTCTACTGAGGATATCATTAACAGAAGATTTGGATCAAGCATTAAAAGTTTTTTTAGTAGATTATCTAATGGTGGACACAACTCTGGGACTTTGAATACAGTATCAAACTCAGTCTTAACAGTCCTATTGTGCCTAGCCATGACAAGACCCTTTGAATACGGAGAGATAGACTTAATAACAGTAAAATAATCATCATGAGACAGATCAATTGAATCAATAATGTCAATTAAGTTAAAAATATGATCAAGGAATGAACCCGAATCCCACAGAGCTCCCTGAATAACTGCTGTGATCAATAGATGGCATCTACTCTTGGCAGTATCAGCAGCTGCCAAAAAGTGATTATAAGTCATCAAACAACTTTCTTGATCATCGTAAATCACTACAAGAGATTGAACAAACATAATAAGAAAACTACCCAGTCTCTTAGGACCTATATCAGTCTCTCTACTGTAAGACACTTGTCGAATAACGCGCTGGAATGTGATATGCAGCTCTAGCTGTGCACGAAGACGAGGGTTTGTTAAGGCGTATCTTATAGCAGCTGCTAAAGGCTTCATCATCTGCTGTAGGTTCCATGTTGCTATTATTACTTGGAGAATCGTTTCTGCTGCTCGTATCACCACCCCTATTGGATAGATATTGGATGATAGTTTAACTCTTCTGAAAAATTTATAATAATCTTTTGACTCAGCATTCTTTGATTTGACGAATTGAAGCACCCGGCTATGATGTGGCAAATATCCAGTATTAAGGCAAAATGTAACTTCAGTTCCAATTAATGGATTCTTTAAAGATTGATCAGTTCTATTTATTCCCTCCACCTTCCGAGGCGCCTCCTCCTCACGAATAAGGCTGGTAGGGAAATACATAGAGTAATCAGATAAAGTATGCCCCCAATCCATGCAGCCCATGACATTATATCCCTTATCCATCCAAGTGGGTTAATAAAAGCAAATGATGGCAACCCAATATGAACCCACCCTGACCCTGTGTCGGTCGATGTAATATTACTAGACCGTGTATAAGGTAAAAGATCTGATTGTGTTCCATAAGCATGATTAATTGGATTTGTCTCATGACCAGCCATTATATTAATGGAAGGAGTTATGTTTAAGGCCCACTCAAATTCTGATAAGTGGTAATCATGTGACGTCCTATTATATTTCACCCTCTTGGGTTTAATGTCTGAGCCAACAGTTCCCAAATAATATTTTTCATGCCAAAATATCCTCTTAAGTCCAGGCCTAGCCTCCGGAGTATTGGTTTGAAGTCTGCCTTCATCATTCAAGTACAATCTTTCCCCAGAGGCATTGACAGGGGGATAGTATGTAGACTCATTCCAAGGTAAAAAGCTAATATTTACCTTATGGCATTGCCAAACAACTCCAATCCCTCTCACAATGTAACCTACAATGTCACTATGATTAAGCCATTCCCTAAGGAATTGGGATGAACCTGTCATTCCTGAACCAAAGATACCCAAGATGAGTGACTGTAAAATCTCACAGTCCTCCCAAGCATCAGCCAGAGTAGGCCTGAGCTTATGTACTAAATACTGCATCTCAGGGAGATCTCGCTTCCTCCTGCGAGACCTACAAGGCTCAGAGCAATTCTGGCAGGTAATGTTGAGTGTCTCACTTGTATAGGTACAATTCCGAAGGGGATAAGCTCGCCGAAAGGCATCAATTGAAACAACACTCGATGTGGAGTTACACAGAATTGTACCATTAAACGTACCATTAGTCCAATCACTCGAAATCGTAAGGTTAGAAAAGAGTAGGTAGCTACCATCACTAAGGTTCGCCCTTCCTTGAGCAAGATCTCGTTCATTTACTGTACTACAGTCTGCAAAGCTACAGTAAACGAATGGTGGAAAGGTCTTCACTGCTATAGTAACATTATTTGTGGTGCACCTGCAAATCTCAGTAACCTGTGCTGTACAACAATAATACCAATTGCAAACAAAAGGGTCCTCTTTGGTCTCATTGGAACAAAGAGATGCATCGCCCAAATACCTGTTAATTAGCCTGTCAGAGCTATAACTCCCAAAAAATCCCCAGTATGTTTTACAATGGTATTTGAAGCAGGAAACATGATTTGCTCGGATATCAAGAACAGTGTGATTTCTATAGCTGACCTCGCATGAAACGACATGGTCAGTCCGATTGTGGCACAAACGTCGTATGTCCAGGTCAATCAGCGTCGGAGTGGAGTCAGTGTTGCACTTAAGGGCCGTTAACGCGAATGTCAGGTCCAAGAGGCCCCACACCAATATTCCGAAGGCGATATGAGAAGACATTAAATGCTGCATTGATAGCGTGCTTACTCTGCTCCTCGTTTAGGCGAATGTACATAAATCTCTTAATGGGATCCTTATACACCGCGAGAGAATTAAGTGTCAATGCTAAAAAGTCATCAACTTGGAAATAAACGTTGACCAGAGAATGTCCAGCAGGCTCAACGTCTATTGTTAAGTAATCAACGAGACGCTTCTCTCTAGGCAGCTGCAGAGGCTCCTTTACAGAGAGAAATGGGATGTTGAGAAACTGGTTTCGGGAAGTTCCTCCAACGAAGTCAATCTCAAGCATCAATGTTGGCCATCCAGGCACTATGACCTTATCTTTAAGCTCAACATAGGTATGCCGAGAATTCATTGCGATTCGGTTTTTTTATGGTAGGATATCCCAGTCCTCGGCAGTAGGAGCAGTAGGTAAAGCGGGGTATAGGCGTGGTGGCGCAGGACATGAGGGAAGCATCTGGGCTGAGGAGTTCCCAACGGCAGCAGAAGCATATAGAAGGTCAATCTTCTCCATCATCATTTTCATTGTTTCCATCATGGTCTTCATCGTGCGATCTAATACTTCAATATTCTTCCCAAGTGTTTTAATACTGTCAGCATAATCTATCTTGTGAATCGCCTCTATTGTCTCAACTTGAAGCGAAGACAGTGATTCAAGGCCTGTTTCCAGTCGTTGATTCGTCTCATTTAGGGTTCCTTTCAGGTCTTCTGCATCAATCATAGTGTTCTCTGCAAGCTCAGTCACCAATTGTTTTATAAGTTCATCATTCGATAGCTGCTCCCTTCCTGTCCTTTGGTCGGGGTCTGAGATCATGGATGGGTTCTTCTTGAGTGTTTTCAACAGTTGCTCGACTGGCTGAGTCAATGCATCCTTTGGAATTCTCCTCCTTCTCGGAGATCTCGACCGAACCCGACGTGCTGTCTGCGGGTCTTCTTCCTCCTCGAGAGAATCTACCAGACTCGATGGTCGAGATGCCATTAAGTCGACGGATCAATTCTAACAAAGTTAGATGCAAATCAGTGCTCATTACAGTCCGAGATTAGAAAGTCTCGGGATATGGTTTTTTATTGGTATGTTCAATTAGGATTGTATGCCAGTGACACCTATCATGCGCATGATATCTGCAATTTCATCTGAAAGGTTTGCGCCGTCCTCTCCTCGAGACACCTCACGTCGTCTGAATCTTGCTAGTTGAGCTTCTTTAACTGTTGAGCCCGGTTGTATTGTTGATGCGCGATATCCAGACATTGTTGGATTTTCCTTCTTGCTCCAATAAAACGCAGCTGAAGCCAGATTGGGAAAGTTCCGAGGAGCTAACTTGATCACATCGGAGTGTCTGATTGCCCCAAGATATTTGAACAACTCGCCATGCTCGGCCTTCAACTCCGAAGATACCTTTAGGAAGTCTCGAATTTCATAGGCTACAGCTGGTATGGTTAGAGTTGCATCCATACATTCGCTTAAGTACTCTTTAATTGTGGTGTACGTTGTCATCTGAGCATAACTGGCAACCAACTTAATCTGATCCATAAACTCTTTTCCTGGAGACTCAAAGTCTGTAGTGATCAAAGAGAGGATTAATGATCCAACCCAAGGCTGACCGTTAATCCAATCTATTGCTTCATGAGGATTAAATGTCTGGAGGAGAGTTGCAGTCTCACCATGGGCAGGCCTGTTGAGAGAAGCCATTAACGTTTTGAATCTCTTTTTGATCTGCTCAGCGCCAGCTTTGATTTTTGCAGACGACCCAATCACAACACCGATCAGTAGTGAACAGCAGTGGCTGAAAATAGAGGATATCTCCAGCTCAGATAGCTCGCGATCCTTAAATTGCTTCCCATAGAATCGGTCAACCTTAACCAGCATTTCACCTTCTTGCATGATTGGAGCAGATAGATACGATTCTCTCGGAACCCCACCATAAAGCAATGCAGCATGCAATCCTGGAATAAGCAAGCATAGGAAAACCAAACTTGGGGTTACATTGTGAAATTTTTCACGACGACCCGGATCAAGGAAATTGAGCGCATTTTTCCTTATGTCCTCCTCCCTTCCAATGCCAGGGTGAGGATCAGTCCCCCCTGCTGTGTATTGGAGAAATGTGCCCGGAAGTCTGGGCATGTGGGTTGGTTTCCCGGGTGGCCCGCTGGGTTGGCTTGGCCCCTCGTCCATCTCCTCGGGGGTGTCTGGGGCTCTTCTTTTGCTGCCTTTGGACGTCATTGTTTTATTTTCAATGTTGGTGATTGTGGTTTGGAGTGTTGTGTGTGCGGAGGTTT